GCCCATCAGTATCTTTAACGCTCTTTTTCGCTTCATGCTGTCACCTCCCAGCCAGCGACTCGCCCACGGAAAACAGTGCCTTGGCGAGAGCGTCTGCGGAAACGCCATAATCGAAAAAGCAGCGCGAGAGTCGTCCAATGGTATCGAAAACCTGCTCGCAGCGAAGGTATGTTTTGTATGCTCGGAAATTGCTGTCGCCAGGTGCCTTGCTCCGCATAAGCCCATTTGCATGATTGCGGCTATATCCGCGGGCCATCAGCAGCTTAACAGCACGTTTTCTAGTCATGGCTCATAGCCTCCTTTTCACGGTCCATCCGCTTCTGCTCCATACGCGCCAGCCGATCGTCGCTTGCGACAGCCCATTTCCGACGCTCTGCCGATTTCGGGCGGTGCAGAAAATCAGCTCTGGCATTCGAGGTGTAGGCGGCTGGCATACCCAGCTTTTTCGGCTTAGACATTTTTCTGTTCCTCCAAAGCCCGCTCGGCTTCTTCTAAGCTAAGAAACATGGTTTTGCCAAGCTCGCTTGCCAAAAAGCCATTCGTCTCGCCCCGGTAGTTTTTTGCGGATATGATTATGGTGCGAAGTGTATCTTGGAGGTAAAAAGCTATCTGGGTAATGGTTTTTGGATAGATCTTTCCATTTTCAAGGCAATACAGCGTATCGCCGTATTTGCAGGGAGGCAGCATCACAACGCGCCCTTCATTATCAGCAGCCAGCAGCTTTCTGATTCGTTCAGCTTTTGAAGTGTCCTCCGCAAATGCGGATTCGATGATGGTCTTGGCGTTTGCCACCTGTTCCGGTGTCAGGCCCGTAGCTTCGTAAGAAGCCAGACGAGCCAACGCAACTTCGTATCCGCGGCGGCACATAATCCGTCCGTCATTGTCGTACCATGTGAGCTTATCCATTCTGCTTCCTCCTGAACTGTCTAGCATAGGGGCAGGTTGCCCAATGCGGCACATAGCCCACGCCGGTTGCTTTGGCTGGGTCTTCCGTGTATTCGCACGAAAGCACTTGCCCGTTCCAAGTGACAATTTTCTTACTGCCGACGCGCGGCTTTTCGATGTAGTAGCGCGGGGTAGCATCACAGGGGATGGATTTCCCGGCTGGTGTCTTAATCCAGACGATAGCCGCCATGCACGCTTTACAAGCTGACATCTTTATTCCCTCCATACTCATTCTGCTTCCTCACGGTCATCGTCGGAATCCTCCGCAGCACCGTATATAGCAAAGAGCCGGTGCGTACCTTCGGCCATTTCTTCTTCATCGTCTGACTTTTCATAGCCGAGCGTTTCGAGGATTTCATAGATGTGATCTAAGTCCGAATTTTCGCAAAGCTCATATTCGTAGTGGTTCATGTTCCACACGCGCCGGTAGTAGCTCATGCCTTCGTCATCGAGGGCAGAATAGCAGCAGCAGAAAATCAGCTTTTCCGGCTGGGCTTCCGCCGCGCTGCGGACAAAGCCCATGTCGCAAAAATCTTCGTTTTCATCGTCTGGCGAAAGTCTCATGCCGAGGAGCTGGGCGCAGAACCGAGGGTTGATGGAATTGCAGTAGACACCATCGATTGACTCTGTTGTTGCCACGCAGAACAAAGAGATTTCCTTCATGTGCTGTTTGAATACGCTGTTCGGAAGCTCTTTGATGAAATCCTTGCGCAGTTCAAAATGGGCCTCCGCGGCTTCCGCAAATTCATTTTCGGCCTGTTCGTCTCTGCGGCGCCGTTCCTCGCGGGCTTCGGCTTCGGGGTCTGGCTGCTGCGATTGCTGGCGCTCCTTGTAGAGCGTGATTCCGGACGAATCTGTCCTGTAGAAGTAACGAACGTCGTTAGCATCCTCCGGCACGGTCATTTCTCTTTTCAAATCCCAGCGGTGATACCCGTCGCAATAGACCATACCGACGTTTTGACCGTTGAACTCGCCGGTTCTTTCAATCTGATATGCAAACTTGTCTGCAATTTCAGTCCATTCAGCAAATTTCTTTCGGATTTCCTGCTCTGAAATCAGGCTTTTCAGAACGCTGTTGAAGTTTGCCGTGCCAATAGCGTCAAGTGCTTTGTTCTTATCCTCCGGGCTGTCCAGCTTGTCAAGCTCCAGATAATCGTTGAGCGTCGCACCGCGGGATTCAGCTTTCTGGAATTTCTGCCGGTCGAGGTCAAGCAGTTTTACACGGCGGCGAATGGTGGTTTGAGAGAAGCCAGATTTTTCGGCGATTTCAGCTACAGAATCGCCCATATTGAGCATCATCTGGAAGCCTTGCGCCTGCTCATAGACGGTCAGATCGCTGCGCTGCATATTCTCAACAAGCATGGTCTGAAGCTGCTCGCGCTCGGACATTTCGACCACCACGCACGGCAGCTCCGTCAGGCCCGCAATCTTCGCGGCGGCATAGCGGCGGTGACCGATGATGATGGTAAAGTCCGTATTGGAGTTGTCCGGTTCATCCGGAACGACCGTCAGGTTCTGCAGGATGCCGCTGGCTTTGATGCTTGCAGCAAGCTCCGACAGATCACCGAGATCCTTGCGCGGGTTGTCAGCGTGAGGGAAAAGACGGTCGATTGCGATGTTTACAATTTGAGGCATTTGCGAATCTCCTTTCATTCAGGAGCGCGTCTGCGCTCCATTCACGCGGCACCAATGGCGCTGCGCTTGTTTCTTCCGCGCCAGCCGGCAGGCCGGGCAGAAGGTATTTTCTTTGCGCTCGATAAAAGAACGGCCGCACCGGGCGCAATGCTGCGGTGGGATTCTGCGAAACTCGGCACACTCGTCGCAGTTGACGCACAGATCGCAGCCTTTGACTTCATCCCAGTTTGCGCACATGAGCCGCTGCCAGTAGGGATTCTCGTCAATGTCGTTGATGCGCTTGCGGAGCACGGCGCAGAGCATTTCGAGCGTTCGCGTGGTTTCGGTGCGCGTTCTGGACAGGTGTACCGCCTGCTTTACGGTCGGGTCTGGCGCGCCATAACCCCAAGGCTGATCTTTGAGCATGGCGCGTACTTTGTCCTGATTCTCGGTCAGATAGACGAAATAAACTTTCCCACGCACGGCTTTTTCGGATTTGCCGAGTGCCTTGCCAATGGCGGTGTAGCTGTTGCCTTTTCGGATTCCGTCTGCCAGCACATCGAAGTCGGTCTGTGTCCAAGCTGCGGATGAACCATGATTGTCGGCCTTGACAGGACGCTCTTTTATACCGAGGTCGTTGCACCGGCGCTGGATCGCGCCTGCGGACCGACGCAGTATATCAGAAAGCTCAGCGTATCCGTACCGATGCTGCTGAAGCAGCATTTTCAGCCGCGCGTCTTCATCGGGTGTCCATGGGTCTTTCCGCTGGATGGCAAATGCCTGAAAGTCCTTCTTGCGCTGCTCGGCTACCCATGCAGGCTCCTCGCCCAGCGCCAACGGCTCCATTTTGGAAAAATCAATGAACGAGCGGTGCTGTTCTGCCCATTTCCAAAACTCATTGAGCCGAATGACACGAAAACTGTTCTGATTGACGCGCTTTGTGTGAATCGGGAGGCCGCAGTTTTCAACCCAGCTTTTCAGCTTGTAGTTCCCACCGGCATTGGTGCCGCAAACGGCGATTATAAGCTGATTCATGGATATGTAGTCGCCACCGAATAGAACCGGGCCAAGCCCCAGCCTGTTTTTTCGCACGACGACAGCCTCGACGGAGCGGTTAAGGCGCTTTGCAATCGCGGGGATTGACATGACACCCCATTGATCTTGGAGAAATTGTTCTTCTGCTTTTGTCCATCCTGCGTGATAGCTTTGTAGTCCGAGCGAACGCCTCTTTTGTCGTACAGACCCTTCCGTCCGGCCAAGCGCTGCGGCAATAGCCGCTGCCGGCTGTGAGCGACTATGCTCGCGGAGATATTGAAGTTGATCGTCCGTCCATTTTCCCATGTGTCAGGCGATTCCTCCTTTCTGTCAGAATAGTGTGAGCTGCCCGGTTTTCGTTTCCTGCAAGGGCAAGGGCGGCAGCGCGGCAGACGATTTTAACTTGCCGGTAACTTGCTCGGCGGGTTTTTCGTCTGTCTGAAGCAGTAAATCCATCTGCGCCCAAATGCGGCGGTAGTGCCAGATGTCGCGGAAATAAAACGGGGTGTACCATATGTTCTGGTCTGGCCGGGGGATAAGCCCCGGCGGTCAAGTGCTGTTGAGGGATGAAGAAGCGTGTCGCCAATCACAACGTACCCGGCGCAGCCCATGAGCGAGAGCTGCAGGTAGCACATCAGGCCAACGATGTAGTCAATGTCCTGCGCCGTAAAAAGCACGGAGGTTTGGTAGTTGATTTCCTGTCGCGTACAGGCATTTGCAAACGCCACCAGCAACGCTCCTGCACCACAAGCGCAATCGTTGACGGAGATCCAGCCGTCCCGCTCTATACGCGCTTGGAGGTCTGAGCCGGTGATCTCAGCCATCATGCGGCAGACATCATAGGGCGTGAAAAACTGCCCAGCGTGGTCATTGCCCAAATCCAGTGCCATGTAAAGCTCGCCGAGAAAGTCCTGATCTGGATTGAAATCCATACCGATCACGACCTCTTGGAGCATCTGCGAGAATTTGAGCATTTCTTCGGGCTTGTACTTTCCGGCAATCGTCATGTACGTCTTTTCGCGCTCAGCGGCTTGACTCCGGTCAACGGTATTTGAGATCGCGATTGCGGCGAGTGTTATGAAATCTTGCCAGATTTCCCAGCGTCCATATCGGCCGCAGAGGGAGTTGAAGATCTTTACAAACTCCGTCTGATGGGTGCTTTTCAGATTGTGCGGCACACTTCTTCCCATGGCTTATTCCTCCGTCTGCGCCGGTTCAGGCGGTACGATGGAACGCTTGGTGACTTTGCCCTTGGTGGACTCGACGCCAGCATCGAAGCCGCGCCGGTAGACACGATAGAGGTACTTCGTCATGTCCTCACGGTTCATGTGTTTGATAGCCTTGTAGTCCTCGCGCTTGAGCAT